TCAATGACCGCCTGGGCCAGGTCCGCCGGCACCGCGGCATAGCCCGCGGTATAGCTCAGTTCCACGTTCTGCACTCCCAGGGTGAAGGCATAGCCCCGGAGGGTGATGGAGAGGCCGTCAAAGACAAAGCCCGATACCAGGGGGCCGGTGGCCGCCGGAATCGCGGTCCCGTCCACGGTGATGCTGCTGACCCCGGTCACCGGGGCCTGGCGCAGCATCAGCCGGCTCCCGCCGTGGCCGTCCCGGGTCTCATTAACGTTGCCGCTGGCCAGGGCCACGCCCGGCAGTTCCTTGACCACCGCGGCGCTCAGGGCGCTGATCAACCTCGCCAGGAGCGCGTCGTCCGGCGAGGTGACCGTGTAATTGATGGTCACCTGCTTGGCGGCGTCCCCGGCGTTGAAGGTGTACACCCCCGCGGCCACCGCGTATTGCCCCGCCGCCGGGGCCGCGGCCACCTTGACCAGGGGGACCCCGGTGAGGGCGAACACCACCCCGCCGTCCCCGGTCCAGGCCGCGGCCTTAGCCACGGTGACGGTGTACGGCCCCGGCGCCGCCGGGATGGTCCCGGCTTCGCTCACCTGGCCGATGCCCAGCCAGGCTTTCAGGTCCGCCAGGGTGCACAGGTCCATAAATCAGGTTCCAGGTGTCAGGTTTCAAGTTTGGACGGTGCCGGCTTTTCCGCCTTGGCGGCCGGGGCCGGAACAAATCCCCAGCCCGGCTCGCACAGCACCGCCGCGGCCTCGTCAGACACGTCCACCAGGCCGCCCTTCACCTCATAGCTCCGGCCATCCCAGGAGATGGCCCCCACGCCTTTGGGCGCTTTTAAAATCATTTCTGCCTCCCCGGCCCCGATTTTCGGTCTCCGAAAACCGAAGACCGAAAACCGCAAACCGTCTTTTTAGCCGTTGGCAATATTGGTGATCACTCCCCAGCCCGGCGGAAAGTAGTTTTGCAGCACCTCGTCCACCGTCACCGAGAAATCCCGCCGCAGGGTTTGCAGCGGCCAGGTGATCTGGGTATACTCCCAGCGGGTGCGGATTTGCACCACGTTGGGCACGTTGGCCAGGGGATAGGGCAGATTCATGCACTCGAACATGACCGTCCCCGGCGGCAGGTCCGGGTGCACCGCCACCGGAATTTCCTTGCCGGTGATGGGGTGGATGTAGCCGGTAATGTTCACGCCCCCCAGCACCGCGCCCTGACGGGTGTCGATGGTGAAGGACAGGGCGCTGCCGGTGGCCCCGGTGAGGACCTTGGCGGCCAGGTTCTGTTTCTCCTGCCCCGCCACCCAGATCATGGTGGGCTCGATTTTGTACACCGCCCATAAGTGCTCCAGGGCCTCGTCAAACTCCGAGATGCCGCCCTTGCCGCTGGCGGTGAGGGGCGTGCCGGCGCCCGGCGTGCCCGTGGCCATGGTTTTGACGTAGGCGTTGGAACCGCTCTTCCACACCTGATACAGCAGGCCGTCGAAGATCAGGGCGTTTTGGCTGTTGTCCGCGGCCGGCAGGTCGCCGATGACCTGGGTCCCGGCGCCCACCGGGTTGGTGAGCAGCATGCTGTTGATGGTGGTGATGGCCCCCAGCTTGAGGGCCTGTCCGTCCTCGCCCCAGAACCAGGCGTAGGCCACCGCGCCGGTGACCGCCGTGACGCTGGCCCTAATGGAATGGGTGTTATTGCCGTCATTGGCGGTGGTGATGTCCGCCGCGGCGCTCTTCCGGGCGCTGCCGCCGCCGTAGAGTTCGGTGGTGCCGTCGCCGTTGAGGCGGGACACCTGGCCGGGCACGCCCCCGGCGATGGAGGCGTTGCGGTAGCCCTCCAGGGTCAGGGCCACGCAGTAAACGTGGTAAATGGTGTTGGCCTTGAAGGTGCCCCCGGTGCCCACGTCCGCCAGGATGGGGGTGGGGGTGATGCCCAGGGCCACCGCGGCGCCGTTGCCGCCCAGGATGATGAATTCCTCCTGGATCATCATGGCTTCCAGGAGCTTGGCCACCGCGGTGGCGGGGATGTCCATGAAGCCCTTGCCCGCAGCCTCGGCCTGGAAGGTGACATAATCGTCCAGCACCAGGGTGCGGTAGGCCGCCAGGTAATCGGCCACCGCGGTGGTGACGATGCCGCCCCGCCGCCCTTCCCCGGCCCCGGCGCTCAGGCCCGCGGTGTTGATGGCGGTGATGGCCTTCCAGTTGGCCTGGATGCCGATGCCGCCGCCCAACCGGGGAATTTTATTCCGCAGCGGCGTGAGCACCGGATAAAGAGTCTTGGCCGGGGCTTCCAGGTCGTAAGCCTTCAGCCCCTGCGTGGCCCCGGCGCCGCCCAGGGCGGTGGTGAAGGCCTTCACCAGTTCCGGGCTGGGGTTGGTCAGGGCCTGGGTGATCAATGCCAGGGTTTGCTCGGTGACATTCATGGTGCACCTCCTATCCCGTGAAAATGGGGTTGGCCTGGGCCGCCTTGATGAGGCCCAGAGTGTCTTTGTTCTTAATCATCTCTTCCTGGGTGGGGGCGTCCGTTTTGTTAAGGACGTCCTCTTCCTTGGTCACCGCCTTGGCCGCGGCCTTGGCCGGGGCCGGCTCCGCCTCCACTTTGGCCAGCCGGTCCTTAAGTTCCTGGTTTTCCGCCTCCACCTTGGCCAGGCGCTCGCCCTGGGCGGCGAAATCCGCCTCCAGCTTGGCCAGGCCGTCCACCGCGCCTTGCAGTTTTTGCAGCTCTTCGGGTTTCATATTTTTCTCTACCTTTTTTTCGCCGCACGCCGCCCCCAGGGATTGCGCATGGTCGTGTATTTGCTGGATCATCTCCATTTCCGCGGCCGTATGCCGGGCCCCGGCCTTGTGCAGTCCCGGCTGTTCCGCCCGCATCAGGGGGGCCGGGGATTGCAGGTCCGCCAACAGTTCTCCGATCTCCTCCGCGGCCAGGACGCCCAGGATCTCCACCCCCTGCTCCAGCCAGGCCCGGAACCGCTCCGGCACCGGCGAGTCGTCCATCTCCCGGACCGCCTCCCAGTCCAGGTCGTCCAGGAGCCACTTGAGATTTTGCAGGGTTTCGGCATAGGAGCCGATATGCCACATGGCTTTTTGCAGTTTCTGCGCGGCGCTGGGCGGGCCTTCGGGGTCGATCTTCTCTTTCCAGGCCGCCATGATCTTGGCTTTGATTTTGGCCAGGTCGTCGGCGCCGTACTGGCCGGCATTTTTGGGCTTGCTGATATAATTCCAGGCGGCCCGGATGCGCTTTTCCGACAACTCCCCGTTGATTTTTAGGGGATAGCGGGGCTTTTTATCCACCTGGTAGCCGGGATCGGCGTACCCCGCGTCGGCCTTGGCGCCATAGTCGCCTTCCTTGGCCTTGCGAAATTCCCGCTCCTCCTGGGTGCCGTCCACCTTCACCAGGGTGAAGCGCGCGCTTTTGATCATGGGATTATCCGCCAGGGACAATTCGCTGGGGATGGCCGCGTAATAGACCAGGTTGCCCACCGGTCGCTTGGGACCGTAAGCGCCGCCGAAGGAGAAGCCGGTGTAGACCCCGGCCCGGGTCTTTTTCACCTCCCCTGCGTCCATCACCTGGGCTACCACGTCCACCGCTTTTTCAGCATCGAGGAACTCCAACCTGGTGAGCTTGCCCGCGGCGACTTTGGGATTGTGCATGGCCCTTAAATTCCCCAGGGACTTGCCGCCGCTGGCCGCAAAGATTTCGTCGGACCAGGCTTGGATGAACGGCTTGGATGCCTCGTAATCGAAAACCTCCCCTGCCGGGTCCGGCTCCTGGGCCGCGGCCCGGCCCCAAACCTCCACGGTGCCGTCGGCCAGCTCCACCACCTTGGTCAGGGGGGCGAATAAGATTTTTTCCATGCCAGACTCCTTATAAAGCCGGTTATGTTTCCTGTATGGGCGAACCCAAGGTGCGCCCCTACGGCTCAACTGCTCCCGGCTCACTTAGTCGCCACCGCGATAATGTTGGCCTCCGCCGCCTCCAGGGAGGCCACGCCCACGGCCAGCAAAATCCCCATCGCCGACGGCAGCGGCACCAGGGTGATGGTGGTCGCGGCCAGGGCGACTCCCGCCGCCAGCAGCGCCAGGACCAGCAACAAAGCTGTTAATTTTTTCATGGCATCCTCCTTATAAAACCGGTTTACGGTTTACGGTTTTCGGTCTCAAAAGCCGGTTTTCTGTTTTCTGTTTTCTGTTTTCTGTTTTTACCTAATCTCTATTCACTGACCCCTGACCCCTGAATTTACTCAGTCCTCAGTCCTCAGTCCCGCCCTCCGCCGCCAGGACCGGCAGCGTGTCGCACACGCAGCGGGGATGGTAGGGCGCGTTCTGATCCCCCGAAGGGAACGGCTCGGTTAAGGGAATCACCCCCGCCGCGGCGTTGTCGTCGCAGATGTCGTCAATATCGTGCTCCGAGCCCAGGAGGGACTCCTTGCCCTCCACCACCCCGGACTCCCGGTAAACCATCATGTTGCCTTCCACGTCGGCCTTGGCGGTTTCGTAGCGGCTGATGGCGTCCGCCCGGCTCTCGGAGAAGGCGTAATTTTCCATCAGCGCGTCGGTGAGTTGCCGGGTGCTCCAGCCCTCCTCCACCGCCCGGGTGACGTCGGCCCGGAGGTAATCCCGGGTGGCCTCGGTGATGGCCCACTTGGGATCAGGGTTAACGACCAGGCTGCCGTCCACCCATTTCTTGCCCACCAGCTCCGCGGCCCGGTTTTCGGCCCATTCCACCGCCAGCTTGTTGACCTGGCGGGTGATGTCCGGGTTGTCGAAATTTATCTGCGCCATGGCCGCCAGGCCGCCGCTTTGCGCGGCCCGGGTCAGGACCACCTGGATTTCCTCGTAAGTCGCTTCGATGCCGGCCAGGTTCAGGTCCCGCAACAGGCGGTCGATTTTGGCCGCCTGGTCTTCGTCGGCTTTTTCCAGGACTGAGGACTGAGGACTGAGGACTGAGTTGTTGGTTTTTCCTGGCCCCTGACCCCTGGCCCCTGACCCCTGTTCCATTTTCGCCAGCCCCAGCCCCTCGGCCAGGTGCGCCGCGGCCGCGGCCGCGTCGGCCCGGAAGGCCTTGGCCATTATTGCCGCCAGGTCGGCCCGGGCCTGGATCATGTCAGGGCGGTCCCGGTCAATGCGAGGGACCGGTCTTCGGTCTTCGGTCTTCGGTCTTCGGTTCGCCTTGGCTAATTTATTAGCCCGGTCTCCGGTCTCCGGTCCCCGGTCCCCCGTTCCCGGTTCTTTCTCCGGCTCCGGTGGCGGTTTTTCCGGCTGACTGCTGACGGCTGGCGGCTGACCGCTCACCTTGCCGATGTCATCCAGCAGCACCACCCCGCCGGTGGTGACGATGAAATCCGGCACCCCGTCATCCTCCAGGCCCCGCTCGGCCCGGATCTCCGAGCGCCGCTTGATGGCCGCCCGCCCCAATATTTCATCGATCTCGGCCTGCTCCCTGGGCTGGACCGCGACCTCTTCCTCCCAGGCGAACTCCACCAGGTTATAGCCGCCCCGCTCCAGCCCCTCGTCGGCCGCGTCCTTGACCCATTCCTGGAGGGGGGCCAGACCCTCCTCCAGGGCCATCTCCGCCGCGGTCTCCGCGGTGGCCCGGTTGATTTGAGCGATAAAGGGCTGGGGGCTGACGGAAAAGCAGTAGCACACCACCCGGGCGAACCATTCATCAATGGGGTTTTTCAGGTCCGCCTCTTTCATGTGGTGCGGCGTCATGCCCTTGGGCACCCAGGTGCCCTTGCGGCGCTGCGCGGTGTTGCCGGAAAAGAGGGCGTCCCAATACATCTGCCATTCCCTGATCTGGGGAGTGCCCCAGCCTTCCGGCACCTCCAGCAGGGCGTCGGGCAGATTGCCCTCGGTGAAAAATTGCAGCAAATGGAGCTGGCGGCGCAGCACAATGTTGACGGTGATGATGATCTGCTCCACCGGGGAGAAGCCGTACACCCGCCAGCTTAGGGGGTTCCGGGGAAAATAGATGAGCTGCTCCCGGGTGAAATCCCCCGCCACCACCCCTTTGAGCACCTGCTGGTAAGCGATCCCCGGCGGCTCCGGCAGCCGCCCGCCTTCGTCCAGCCGGGGCACGATGGTGGCCCCGTCAATGACGTCCAGGGAATACAATCCGCCTCCCCGGGTGGGCCGGAGATAGATGGTGGCCGCGTCGATTACAAACATGTCCTCCAGGAGCATCCTCAGCCACTGGTTCCAGCGGTGCACCCGGTCGGGTTTTTTGAATAGCTTGACGGCGTCCGCGGCCTGGCGCGGCGCCTGGGGGTTTTTCTCCTGCCCCTCTTTGGGCTTCACGGTCCAGGAGAGTTTGCAGAGTTGATCTTTGCGGGTCTCGATGACCAGGCGCACCAGGTCGCAGTTCTGGGCCAAGGCCCGGAGCTGCTCGAAGCTGATTCCCTCCTGGACCCGGGGCTGGACCTGGAGGTTGTATCCCGCGGGGTAATCCCAGGCCCGGCCCCTGACCTCCTCCGGGGCCGCGGGGGGCGGCGGCGTTCCGGGGCCGAACCAGGACTCCCCCGGCGCGTAAATCTGGGCCGGCGGCAGCCCCCGACTTACCCGGTCCACGATCCCCAAATCTATGGGCTTTTTGACGGGCATATTTTTTACTGATTACTGGCCACTATCCCGCAGACGGGTAATTTCCGCCTGGGTCTGCTCGATGAGCAGCCGGGCCAGCTTCTCCTGGGCCTGCAGCCCGATGAGCCTCTCCTCCAGCACCCGGAGGCGCAGCTCCCGGTTTTCTTTGACCAGGCTTTCCACCATTTTCCGGGCCGCCTCGTTGCGGCCGGCGGCTTCATCAGCCATGCAACCTCACCTCGCCTCGGGCCGCGGCTTCCGCGGCTTTCTGGGCTTCCACCTCGCCTTTGTAAAAATCGAACAGCCCCTGCCCGGCCCCTCCCTGGGCCAGCCGCACCGCGCCCTCCAGGGCGTCGGGGCCGTCATCGTGGACGTTGTTGGAGGGGAAATAGAGGAGCTGCTCGATGAGCACCTCCTGGTCCGTGTGTCCCCGCCGGAAGCGGATCTTGCCCCGCTCCACCAGGGCGCTCAAAGACGCCACCCGGCTCTCCTTGTTGGCGGTGTTGGTGATGCCCCGGATGGGCAGCACTTGTCCCATTTCCCGCTCCAGCCGCTCCACTTCCCTGATCAGCAGCCGCTGAAACAGGTTGTCCTCAATGCCCATGAGGGCCGGATGATACTCCCGGAACAGGTAAAACAGCATCCCCAGGGCCCGGTCCAGGGTGTCTTTCTTGATGTAGGCGTCCAGGACGTAAAAGGTTTGCTCCGCCGCGTCCAGGCCCACCACCACGATGGCCTTGTAATCCGAACTGGAGCCGGTTTCCAGCGAGGGATCGAACCAGGAGACCACGTGCAGCTTCTTGTCGAGGATCTCCGCCAGCTCGTAATAGCTGATCCACTCCTCCCGGAACATGCCCTCCTCGTTCCGGGGCTGGTTCATCTTCTCGGTGTTGAAGGCGTAGCTGCCCATCATCTGGCGCTGCTTTTCCAGCTTTTCCAGGGGGTGCTGGGCCGGCCACAGGGAGGTGCCGTCCGCCTGGATGGCCCGGTAAATCTGGCGGTCCCAGTAAATCCAGGGCTCCTCGTTGCCGTTGAGGGCAAGGTCCATGGCGCTCTTCCGGGCCAGGATGGTACCCAACCAAAGCAGGCTGCCGGCCGGGACGCCGGGCCGCCCCGATTCCACCGCGGGATAAACCGTGGTCTTGATCCAGTTGAGCAGGGCCTTCACCCGGTCCGGGGACTTGGCCGACTGGTTGTCCTCCATGTCGTCCAGGATCACCAGGTCCGGCCGCCACTGCTTGTGCTTGAAGCCCCGCAGGGCCTGGCCCCGCCCCCGGGCCAGCACCCGGATGTCGTTCAAGGTGATGAAGTCGTCCACCGCCCAATTGGCCCGCACCAGCTCGCCATAATCCTGGCGGATACGATCGTTGTAGAGCAGCTCCAGGTGCATGTAGCCGGTGAGATCGCTGGCCAGGTCCCGGGTGGAGGAGCACGGCACGATGAAATGGCGCTGTTCCAGGCAGATCTGATGCAGGGGGTAGGCGAAGGTGCACACCGTGGTTTTGGCGAACTCCCGGGGCGCGGCCCGGAGCCAGGGCGTCACCACCTCGCCGGGGCCGGGGCGCTGATGGAGGCCCTCTACCAGCTCATGGTGGAAAGGCGCCTCCTCGGTGTGAAAATAATGGGGCAGATAGGTCTTGAAAAAGAAAAACGGGTCCGCCAGGGATTTCTCCCGGCGCTCCCGGCGGGCCGCGGCGGAGGTATCCTCGAACCCGGTGACCTCCCGCAGCAGGCCCCCCAGGATGCGGTCGGCCCGCTCCCGGAATTCCTTTTTGTTGAGCTTTTTCTGTAAAGTCTGCATCAGAGGCGGTTTTCGGTTTTCGGTTTTCGGCAGGGGCCGATCCGGCGGCCTCTCCCAGAAACATTGCCACGAGGGGCGGGCCATCGATGCCGATTTTCAGCAGCCGCCGCCGCACCACGCTCTCCCGGCGCCGGCGCTCCCGGGCCCCGGCCAGGGAGCAGATGGTCACGGCCTGGAGATCATCGGCAAACCGCCTCCAGGCTGGTTTTTATCATTGAAAATCGCTGGCCTGGGCCCCCGCGTCCAGGCCGATGTTCTTCATCAGGCTCTTGAGGACGTTGAGATCGCAGGCGTCCAGCTTGACCGACTGGCCTACCCCCTGATCCATCAGCGAGGAGATGGCCACCACCGCGGGGGTGATATATTGGGCCGCCTTGGAGTCCTTAAAGGCCGCGGTGACCCCGCTCAGGTCGTTTTTATCCAGGGCCTTCCAGGCGGCCAGGGATACCAGGATGATCATGGGCTTAATCTCCGGCTTCACCGCCGCGGCCGTGGCAATGCCGGTGCGAATGACGATGGGTCCATAGGGCAGAAAATCCGTCTGGGTGTAAATCCAGGACTTTTCGCACCCTGCCGGGATCTGTTTGTCCGGCGCCGGCGTCCCGCCCGGCGTCACCGCCTGGCCGCCGCAGCCCGCCAGGGCCAGGGACAGGGACACCAGAATGATTTCCAAGGCCACAATTGCTTTGATCTTTAAATTTTTCATATATTTCTCCTTACCAGTAGGCCAGGGTGGATTCCATTCATCGCGTTTCCAAATAATTGAAAAACTCGCCCAGGCGCTGCCGCATCAGTTGCAGCTCGTGCACCGGCGCCTGCGCCACCTCCCGCAGCCAGCGGGTAAATTCCTTCATCACCTCCACGGCCATGACCTTGAGGTCGCAGGCGCCCTTTTCGATCTTGTCGATGGCGCAGAGGTTTTTATAAATCGCGTCCAGATCTCCGGGGGTGAGCTTGCCCTTGTTGGCCCGGATCTCCGCCATCTGGTCCTTGAGCAGCTCGCGCAGTTCCTGGGCCAGGTCCCGGTGGCTGGCCTGATAGGCGGTCTGCTTGGCGACCCAGCCGCCCTTGGCCGCCCATTTCCCCAGGGTGGTGACGCTCACCTTCTCCGGCAGGAGCTGGGCGATGTTCGTTAAACTTTTCCCCTCTTTAACGTACATCTGTTCCGCCGTGTCGAAATAGAGCCGCTCCAACCGCCCCGCCATGGCGCTCCCGCCCCTAAAACAGGGG